GTGGGCGGAGAGCCGCGCCTCGATGTACTCACGCAGCGAGACCCGCGTATTCTGCTCGGGCGAATGGCCTGAGGAGGAGCGGCCGGAAGCCATCATCAGGGCGTCGGTCCGGGGAGCCGTCAGGCGACCCGAATCCGCGAGCGGATGAGCTTCAGCGTCTGGGTGGCGGTAGCCGCCGAGCTCTTGATGCGAAGCTGGGCGGTCTTGTTGACGCCCGTCTGGTCGGAGGCGGATGTGTTCCAGATTTTCCGGAGGTTCGCGTTCGTCTGCGAGTTCGCGGTTGACGCGGCCAGGGGATCCATGCGCCGGAACTCCAGCGCCACGTAAGCCAGGCTGCTGGACACGATGCGAATGGAACCCTTCACGAACCAAGCCGCGCCGTTCGTCGCGTGCGTGCCTTGGGTGGTGCCGTCGATGAGCTCGGTGGACAGGCTCGAGAGGGCAATCTCGACGGAGTAGGTCCGCGCGGCCGTGCTGTTGTTGAAGATGATGAATTCGGCCTCGAACTCGACCAGCGTGCCGGCCGCGACGGTGAGCCCGGTCACGGAGTGGATGACCACCAGATTCGTGTCGTTGATGGCGATGGACGCGTAGTCGGCGTTGTTCTCGCCGACCACCGCCCGAGCATCGGAAAGGCGAGCGTCATTCCCTGCCGCCGCCTGGTTGGCCCCCGTTCCGAGGGTGTGGTGGAGGGCCGTCGTGGCGGTGTCCGTGTCGGGTGACTCGTGGGTGTTCGCCTGGGTGAGCTTCTGCGTCGGGGAACCGTCGTGGTCGTGGTCCTCGGTGTGCAGCTCAGAGTCCCGCGCGATCGCCGAGGGGATGTCGGCGTCGACCAGCGCCCGGAACGCCGGATCGGCGTCCCCGCCCGAGGTCGGACCGGCGAGGACCTTGTTGGCGTTCTGGACGTCGAGGTCGATCTGCTGCCCAGTCAGGCCGAGGATGGCGCCGGCGTCGGCGCCGAGCGTCACCGGGTCATGGCCACCCGGTAGCGCGTCGATCGTGGCGTCCAGCTCGTCGATGGCCTCCTGCACTTGGTCGGCGGTGAGGCCGGAGCCGGTGTTGTCGTATGAGACGGCCGAGGCATCGTGCGCGTCACTTGCATCGGCGATGTGGGTGGCCGTCGTCCCAGCGACTTCCTTCTCGGTATCCAGCTCCTCGAGGGCTTCCTGGACATCATCGGCGGCCAGCCCCCCAGTGGGTGTGAACGAGATCGCCGAGGCGTCGTGGGCGTCCGTGGCGTCGCCGGTGTGCGCGCCCAGCTCCGCATCTGTCGCCAAGCCGAGGGCATCATGGGCGGCGAGATTAGGATGGGAGGCGGCGCCCGGAGCAATGGGGGCCCACTCTCCGGCTCCGTCGTCCCAAGAGAGAACATCGCCATCAGCCGCGCCGGCCTGGTCGACGAGGTTGGGGTTGAGTCTCGCGTCCGAGTTCAGCGGCGCGTAACTGTTCTCGCGGCTCATACGCCGATCAGCGCGATAGCGAAGACGGGGCTGGCGTAGCTGGTCTGCGAGATGGTGATGGTGCTCGACTCGTTGTTGCCGAACTGGATGTCGAGGTAGTCACCTTCGGCGAGAAGGAACTGCTCGGCGACCTGGATGTCCTGGATGGTGCTGGTCGTGGGCGAGGTGAGGACGGTGGCGACCGAGATGATCGTCCCGCTGACGCGCGGGATCATCCTGTTCACCTTCGACGCCGTCACGGTCGTCCAGCGCGCGGCCGCAAAGATGGCGTAGTACCCACCCAGGCCGGACGGGATGGACATGAACTCGTTGCGCCGGGTAGCCGTCTGACCCGATGCGCTGTTCGCCATCGTCTGGTAGAGGGTCAGATTCGTGTTGTCGGTGATGACCGAGACGACGCCGATCTCGGTAGCCGTGCCCGGGATGGAGATGACCTGACCGACCGAAAGTTCGGTCGTGAAGAGGGTGCCCGACCCGACGATGTCCGCCGAGGCCGCTGTCTTGGTGACGGTCCCCGTCAGAGCAGCCGCAGATGTGAAGTGGTAGGCGTCCGTGTCATAGACCTCGGTGTTGAAGAGGAGCGAGGTCGTGGCTCCGTTGGCGACGGTCTGGGTCGTGCTGTGGCGGATGCGACAACCGTGGAAGCTCGGAGATGCCGCGCCCTCCAGATCGGTGACGGCTCCGGCATCGTTCTTGCGCTTGAGGTGACTGTCGGCCACGTCGATGTAGAGACGCTGCTGGCCGGTATCGGGAGTTGCCGGTGCCGAGCCCTCGACCACGAGGATGCTCGGATACGGGTTGTCGCTGCTCTTCATGTCACATCCTCACGCTAACAAGCCATAGAGCCAGTCATCCTCGTCCTCGTTCTGGATCGGGTCGGGAGGCGCGGTCACGCCGTCGGCCATGAGCACTTCCCAGTGGCCGATGTTCGCCTGGGGCTGCCACGTCGCCGAAGTCGCGCTCGTGGCGATGAGGATGTAACCGGCCACGGTGGTTCCATTGACCGAGATGCCGTTGACCTTGATGACGTTCGGGTCCGGGTAGAGGCCGGAGAGGTCACCCCCAGCCCCGCCGCCCGGCAATGCCCCGGTGGTCGAGGTGAGGGCCGTGCCGATCTCGCAGGGAACGAGCGTGTCCGTGCCGGTCGAGACGAAGCGGCCGAAGATGCCGTCCTCGAACGTGGCCGTGCTCGTGGCCTTGCCGTCGGTCGAGCTCGAAACGGCGTACTCCCCACGAGTGACCGTCCCCGCAACCAGCACATCGCAGCGCCCCGTGCGCATGACCGCGAGCTGTTGCCCGTCGAGAACGTCGTCGAGCGTGATGGTCCCCAAGTCGTCCCACAGCCCGTAGGCGACGCCGATGACGTTGGCGTCGTTCGCCCCATCGGTGAGCATGGCCCACGGCTCGTCGTCGGTCGCTTCGAGCTTCACCAGCGACCCGCGCGCGATGGTCGAGCCGGTCTTGTTCTGGAAGCGTTCGACCACACCCTGCGAGAACGTCGTCTGGGCGTCAGCGGAGCCCGTCCCGCCGGAGCTCTTGGGCAGCGTCCCGTAGACCTGCGAGGCGAGGTCGATCTGCGGGATCATGACCCGACCCGGTAGCGCATCAGGAGCCAGCTTCCCAGAAGCGGCGGGAAGGCCAGCACGATCAGGTCTCCGACGATCTCATAGTCCGAGATCGGGACGCGCAGGCCGTTGATGTAGACATCGGGGGTACCGACGCCGTTCCAGCCGATCGGGGTAAAGCTGGTGTTGCTTCCGTCGGGCGTCTCGAAGGGTGCTACCAGTGGAGACCAGCCCTTCGTTCCCGAAGCGAACGTGATGGGATAGACGACGCCGTTGAATCCCCAGACTTCGCCCGCGTCGGGAATGGCCGCATCGTCGAGCGGATCAAAACCAACGAGACAGATCGGCCCGCCGCCTACCCGTTTCCTCGTGGAGAGGATGAGTTGGGTCGTTCCGACATCGTGGTAAGCGGGGAGATCGAAGTCGATGTCGCCAATCCCGATGCTCCCGGCGACGACCGGGAATTCCTCACCTGTGACCGGAGCAGCGCCCACCTTCTGCGAGAGCTGCCAATCAACATCGGCCCCATGCGCGAAGGCTGGTCCGAAGCCGGTGACTCGATAGAAGAGGATGTCATCGTGCGTCGGTGAGCTGTTGTTCGGCCCGCTGCGGTACATACCCCCAGCAGCCCCGTATTGCATCGAACCGCTGCCGACCCCACAGGGTGTCGATGGCCAGGATTGGTTCTTCATCAGCCCTGACCCGACACCCACACCTTGGGAGTCCCACGGCCAATCTTCGTTCTCCAGCCAGATGTTCCAGGTAGAGACGAACGGGATGGTGAAGGAGGTTCCCTGCTCCAACTCGGCGTCCCCGAGGATCAGCGTGGAGATCGTGTTGACCAGTTCACCAACGGAAGGCGCGCGTCCCCCGAAGCGCGTGATCTTGACCGGCACTCTGAGAGACAGGGTCACGAGGTACTGGTCGGCGTGCTCCTCCCACGGCTCGACCGAGGCTCTGGCGATGCGGTACGACTTCGTTCCCCCGAGGTGGGTGAAGTTGGTCGAGACCTTCATCCCAGCTCTGAAGAGCGTCACATAAGGTCGCTCCATGATGATCGGGACCTCGACCGTGTCCTCTTCGGTGGAGGCTTGGGTGAGGAACTGGTTGGCGATGATGGTGGCCTGACTCGCTGACTTCGCCGCGGAGTCGAAGAGGGTCGTCTCCCTCTGTCTGAAGGTACCGAGCGTGGTGAGGTTCTCGACGTAGACGTTCGCCCCGTCCCCGTACTCCAGACGTACTCCCGAGTACACCCGGGCGGGGTCCCGAGAAAGAGCCGGGGCGTCGCCCCACGCCGGAGCGAAGACGGTCGTCCCGTTCGCCTCGCCGGGAGCGTTGGAGATCGAAGCGGTTGAGAGGTAGGCCGAGCCCGTCTCGACGTCGTAGAAGATGAACGGCCCCGACCCGTCATCGCGCACCCAGAAGTTCTTGCCCGACTGCTCCGAACATTCGTCCAGGACATCTCTGGGATGTCTTCCCCGGTAGTCGGCCGCTTCCATCGGCGTCGGGTTGGCAGACGAGACAAGTGAGTCATCCAGTCCGAAAGGCGTCATGGTCCCGGTCGTCAGGAGCCAGTTGACTCTCTGGACATCCGTCTCGGCCGGCCGGTTTCCCGTGGAGGTGCGGATGATGATGTCGTCCAGGATCGCGTTGAGGTCGGTCAGGGAGACTTGCCACTGTCTATCCGCGTCGGTCTTGTAGGGTCCTCTTCCTATCCCCCGGTCGTCGATGAAGCCCGTGAAGATCCTGGCTGGAGTTGCCTCGTCCTCTTCCGCCGTGAAGGACTTGAGCCCTACGAGGTCAGCCGAGGCTCCTTCATCATCGAAGTCAAACCCACCCTCACCCGTCTCTCCTCGATAGGCCGCTTCTGTGAAGCGGAACGAGGCGAGGCGAGTCTGTCCGGCGAGCTCGTCCGAGCCGTTATAGGTGAAGGAGCGGGTCACTGCTCAACGACCGAGTGCCAGATGTCCTCGCGCCGCTGGGCCGTGGTGATGCGGCGGAGTCCGAAGTTGACGTAGACGTTGGTGACCGGCCGCCTATCGAGCCCATAGGCGTAGGCGTTACCGCCATGACTCCGCGCCGTGGCGATGCCGTTGGACACGACGTAGCCCGTCTCGTCCGGCACGAAGACCTCCGGGCCCTTCTCCCCGACGATGTAGGGATAGCCCTTCTGCGCCGGACCACCCGAAGCCAGGGCAGTCTGCGTACTGGTCGACTGGGCCTTGAAGATGGTCGAAGAGTCCAAGACCTTCTGAAGCGTCGGAGCCGTTCCTGCCTCGCTGAAGTAGGCCGCGACCTTGTTGAAGTTCTGGAGGGCGATGTAGTCCTTGAGCGTGAGCGAGAGCTTCTTGTTTTTGAGCGCGGTGATCAGTTCACCGATCTTCGCTACCGCGTGAGTGTCGCCATGCGCCTTGAGGTCACGCTGGATCTTGGTGAGGTCGGCGATTTTGTCCTTCGTGGATTCGCTGCTCGCGGCGATCTTCTCGGCCTTCGCGTACTGCTGCTCGATGTACTTGTGGATCGGTGCCCAGTGGGCACTGGCCTTCAGGATCGCGTCGATAGCCGCCAGTTGCTTGGGGTCGGTCGTCGTGAGCCTAGCCTTCTGAAGGGCATCGATGAGAGTCTGGTAGCTCGCGGTCCCCTGACCCTTCTGAACCCCGGCGAGGATCGTCCCGAGATCAGCAAGCGTCGCCGTTCCAGAAGTCAGCTTCGCGGCGGCATCCTCGAATGCCTTGTGAAGAGGATTGGACTTGAGGCTCGCTTCCCATTCCTTCAGCCAGTCGGGATGAGAGAAGGCGGTCACGTTGCGCGCCATCGCATCGATCAGCGCCTTCGTATCGGTCGTTTCCTCGGCGCGGAAGCGGGCGTACTCCGATGAGTTGAGGATCGGATCAAAGACGCTCTTGACGAGCGTCCCAACACTGACGATCTGGCGATCGATGAGGTTCGATCCGCCGGTACGCGGTGTCGTGTATCCGCCCGTGTTGTAGCCTGCGGGCAGGATGGCGGGCCGACCAGCCAAGTATTTCTCACGGGCCGTCAGTCCGTTCTGGATGCCGAGGTTGATCGCCTCGGCCAATGCCGCGACAAATATGGTCCCGGCAACGAGGCCCAAGGGGCCACCAAGCGCACCAGCGCGGCCTCCGACTCCACCGACCTCAGCGACGTTCGCCCCGACGACCGTGACGTTTCCTGCCGTGATCGTCTTGAGGCTGCTCAAGCCGAGTTCCAGGATGCCCTTGACCACGGAGGTAGCTGCTCCGCCCGAGACCTTGTTGACCACGAGAGCCGCGATGGCGAGCTTCTGGAGGTCAGGTGGCAGGGACTTGAACAGATCGATCGCACCCTTCAGGACCTGACCGGAGATGACCGCCGCATCCTTCAGGGTCGGGAGAACGTCCTTCACTGTTTGGAAAGCGTCCTTCAGTAACCCGATGCCCTCGTCGATGTTCTCCTTCGTGAACAGCGAGGCGATGCTCGAGCCGAAGTCCTTGATCCCCGACACCACAGCGGGATCACGGAGGAGCTTGGTCAGCCCCTCTCGGGCTGCGTCGACGGCCGGGGTCAGCCCTTCCGCAAAAGCCTTCTGGAAGTCCTCGATGGCATCCTGGAGCCGTCTCGCGCCGGCCGCCTTGCCAGTCCCGAAGACGCCAGCCTGTCCGCCGAACTCCTTGTTGAGTTCACCGAGGATGACCTGTTGCGCTCCAAACAGATCGTTCTGCTTGAGCAGTGAGGCGATCTGCTTCTTCTGGTCCTCGCTGAAGTTCACCCCGACACGTCGGAGGGCCGTCAATCCCCTGAGAGGGTCCTGGAGCGCCTTCCCGACGAGGATCGCCGTCCCCTGAAGCCCCTCGTCTCCACCTCCCAAGGCGGCGTTCATGTCCAGAACGGCCTGGAGGGTCGGCTCGAAGGCGTCCTTTCGGATATTCGTGAAGGTCAGCAGCAGGTTCTCGGCGTTCTGGATGACCTTGTCGTCGTTGGTCGTGAGGTCTTCGTAGCTCTCGGCCAAGTCCCTGACCTGGCTGGCTGTAATCCCGGCAATCCCGCCGGTCGACTGGATGACCGCGTTCGTCCGCAACCCGACTGCTTCGAGCTCCTCCAGGGATCGCTGGCCAGCCGTGAACGCTCCGGTCAGCCCGCGCATTCCAGCATTGACCGCCGTGACCAGACCGAAGCCGAGAGCGGTGGAGATGGCTCCGCCGAGGATCGAGGTCCGCCGACCGATCTTGCCGAGGCGTGAGTCGAGCCGGTCGAGACTCCCCATCACTCCCTTGACGGCGGGGGTGAACTGGTCCCGCAGTTCCAGCGACGCGATGAGGCGCGCGGTGTCGGAGAGGGCCATCAGCCGGCCCTCCTGGTGGCAGCCTTCAGCCTGGTCACCTTCTTGTCATCCACCCCAAGCACGGCCCTAGCCCTTGACCCGACCGACATCTCGGCGAGCAGTTGCAGCCTCCACCGGGCTACCTCGCTGTCGCTGCGATGGCGACCGTCGGGGTAATGGAGGTCGAGGATGGCCTCGAGGGCTTCCGGTGCTTCCGACCAGAGCCATTCGTCGGAGATGTCGAGCCGTTGGTCGGCGTAGGCGGCGAGGACCTGGACGCCCCCATCACTAAAGGGAGCAGGACCGCCTCGGAATACAGGGCATCGGCTTCGTCTCCCAGCTGTGAGGCGACTTCATCGTTGGACAGGACTCGCTCTCGGATGGCTTCCTTCGAGACGGGGACGGGCTTGCCCTTCTCGTCGACCAGAGACCACGACTCGATGCAGTACAGGAGGTAGAACTCGGTCAGGGTGGCGAGGACTTCCGCCATCGGCGACCCGCCTTCCTGCATCCCGAGCAGGCCGATGGTCTTGCGCGCGATCGTCCTCGTCTTGAAGTCCAGCGTCTCCTTGAAGGTGACGGTGTCCTTCTCGTGTCTGGGCGTGCCGTCCTTCTTGGGTGGGCAGAGGCAGGGGATCTCCATCAGATCGAGGCCTGGGTGTTGACGACGGTGCTCTTGAACACGCCGTCGAAGTCGGTGGCGGATCCGTTGGGGTCGTAGAAGGCATGACCCGTGAGAACGACCGTGCTGTTGCCGCCGATCTCACCCTCGGTCCGGGTGTAGTAGCGCATGGGCATCGAGAACACCCACGAGTAGGGCGTGGCGGTGTCAGCTTCCACGAGCGACTCGAAGCTGACCTGGACGAAGCGGTTGACGGCGCTCTCGCTGAACCACGCATCCGACTCCGATCCGGTCCCGACGATGTCGGAGGTCTTGGCGAAGGTGCACTCGAGCTCGATGCTTCGCGTTGCCCGGGAGTAGTCCTGGACGGCGAAGCTCTGCGTCCCGTTGGCCCATCGCTTCTGGTCCACGTCCGTGCTGAAACGAAGGACGAAGGAGTACAGCGCATCGGAGATGGTCGAGGTGGCGAAGTCGTCCGGGTCCGAGGCGATGGCGATCGAGGCGTCCTTGAGGTAGACGACCGCGGCGTTCTGCTCGAGGTTGAGGGCTGCCGTCGGGACCACCGGAGCATCGGGGAAGTCGGTGAAGCCTGACCCGAAGGCGGAACCGAAGCGCCACGACATCGACGCCTGCACCGCCGAGAGACCATCGGGCGCGGTGAACTCCAGGCTTTCCAGCAGTCCTCCGCCCAGCTGGTACCAGTCGCTCGTGACATCGTCACCGAACTCGTAGGTGAAGGTGTCCACGGCATCGACCGTGGCGGAGGCGGGGGCGTAGACCCAGTTCACGTCCGGGGTACCCGAACCCGTCACCCCATCTCCCAGCATGGCCGAGAGCATCAGGGGCAGGCAGTTGTACCAGAGGGCTGGATCAGTGAGGGAGGCGGTGTAGTCCCCCGGTCCGCGGTAGGGGGAAACGACGGGATCGAGTGATCCCACGTCGATGTCGGGGTCGGTCCACGTCGGATCGACCGAGGGGACTCCTGAGAAGGGGTACGCCTTGACGGCGGCTACGGGAGTGTCGATCGCGCTCTGGCGACCGAACTGGTGCTTGCGAAGGCGGGTCAGGCCGGCGACTGCCATGTAACGTTTCTCCTTTCGGGGGCTTGTGCGCCTACAGACCGGCGCGGGTCAATCGAACAGGTCAGTCAGCGGCAAACCCCTCCAGGCGCACCAGCGTCGCGTAGTACTGCTTCTGCTGGTCGGGGGGCATCCAGTCGGGGACGTAGTTCGGGTCGTCTTCGGTCGAGGCTGCGTGGATGAGCGTGTTCGCTCCGGCAGAGTGATATCGATCAAGGACCCAATCGAGGAACCCATCCACGAACGCGTCCTTGTTCTCGGCCGCTTCGGCCGAGTCGAAGAGGCCGTGGACGACGATCACGTCGGCGGTAGGGAAGCGATGTCGAGTAGTGGGACCCACGAGGCTGATGGACTCGCGGAGACGGTCCACGAAGGCGCAGGGAGGGTAGATGCTCCGCGGTCTTCCGGGATAGACCTGGAGCCCGATGTTCGTGGCGGAGGCGTAGTCGGTGAGCAGCTCGACCGAAGCCGCTCTCATGGCCGACTGGAAGGCGATGCGGGTCGTCACTGTCCGGCCCGCAGGACGGCGCTACGCCCACCACCGGATGAGTTCCACGCCTTGATGAGTTCCTGGGCCAAGGGGGTCCGTTCCAGAGCCTCACGCGCGACCCTGGCGCGGAACGGTCGAGCCGCGGTCCGCGGATGGCGAACCTTCTTGGCGAAGACGGTCTGGCTGCCGATGTTGAACTTCAGGGTCTTGGCCTGGCGCGGAACGATGGTGTGTTCCATCGTCCCGGCATCCACGAAGGCCGCGGTGTAGTGAGCGGCCACCGTGGCCTTGCGCTGCGAGGCGTTACGGACGCGGATCGACCGCTGGAGCCGTCCTGTCTTGACCGGGACGGCTCCTCTTGCCCGGCGCACCGTCTCGTCAGCCCATGACTTGCCGATGGGCTTGAAGACCTGACGGAAGGCCCGCAGGCGAGAGCGGAGTTCCTTAGCCCCCTGAAGGCTCACTCGTCTCCTCGGCCTTCTTCTCCTTGACCTTGGGCTTCTTGGCGTTCTCACGCTTGGCGATCGCGTCTTCGACCTTCTTGCTCATGCGAACCCGAACCTCCGTCGATGTCCCTTGAGGAGAGACTGGTATCGGCCATCTGTGTCCAGCGCGGTCCCATCGCCGCCGTTGACTTGCATGACGATCGCCGCGCGCATCGCTGCCTTGGCGAGCAGCTCGTCCGGATCCTCGTCTTCGTCCCAGGAGCCGACATCGCTCTTCACCCGAGCGATGCCGGCGTCCATGAGACCCTCGAGGTGCTGATCGAAGTCAGCTGAGGTGACGTCGAGAAGCTGCTTCAGCTCATCGACGTCGGGCCAGTCAGCCATCTACCGCTGCATGAACAGGTAGACGGTGCCGGACTTGGTGGCGCCGCCTCCTGCGATCTCGACGAGGACGCGCTCCATGACGATCGGCGAGGCGTACACATCGCCGCCGCCGCCCACGGCGTCTCCACCGGTGGAGTCCTGGACCTTCGCTCCGAGCTGCCAGCGGCTGTCCGCGGCAACCCCGTTCACCGACAGGAGGGCGGTGTTGGCCTGGAACGTGTCGGTCACGTCGAGGTCGGGGGTCGAGAGGTCCCCGATATCGAGGCCTACGGCGAGCAGGACACCTCTTGCGTGGACGGTCGTGGAGAACGTTCCGTCAGCGGCCGTGGTGACGGGGATGGTCTTCTTCCAGAACGACACTTAGGACTCCTTTTCCGCGGCCTTGGCCGCTGGTTTCGTTTCGGCCTTGGTCACGGTCTTCTTGGCCGTGGACCTGACCTGGGGAGGACGGGGAGGAGAAGGGGCTCGCATGGCGGCACGGGCCTCCCTGCGAGCTTCCTCCTTCTCCTTGGCTGAGAGGCGCAGCGCCCGGATGGCGGCGATGCGTTCCTGGATCGTGCTCATGGCTAGACGGTGAACGTGGTGAAGGCGGCGGGGTAGAGGGGAGCGAAGAAGTACATCGACACGAGAGCCACGTCGCGCCCGGCCTTCGCCGGCACGTCGACCTGGAGCGTGTACGAGCCGTCCTCGGCCCACGCGAAGCCGCGGGAGGGACCGGCGATGACGTCCACGCCCGAGCCATTGAGGGCCGGGACGTGCACGACCGTGAGACCAGAGACGGACCCGGTCACCCCGCCACCAGCGGTGGCGTTCGCGGTGATCGAGCTGTAGAGGGGCTGGTTGGTCGTGGTGGCCTTGGCGTCGATGAACGCGGCGATGGCGTCCGAGTTCATCCACAGGGTCGTCGGGGGGGCGATGATCGCGTCGAAGGCGTTGGACCACGCCACGCCGAGGCTGAGGTTCTCGGGATCGAGCGCGGTATGCGCCCCGCCGTTGTCGTTGATGTCGGGATCGGCGAGAAGGGTGGCGATGGCCTCGATCTCGGCATTGGCGGCAAGCGACTCGGCGAGCAGTTCGAGGTATAGGCCCAGGAACTCCGGGCTTGACCGCTTCAGGAGCTGGAGGCTGATGTCTCCGGCCCCGCCGATGGTGATCATCGGGAAGGTCGCCACTTCGATCTCGGTGATCGAGCTGGCCAGCTCGTCCTTCTCCTCGGCCTGCACGCCCGTCTCGGGTCGGGTGACGAGCTTGGGCATCTTGAGATCCGTCCCAGATGCGGGGGTGGCCAACTGCCTCGTGCTCGCCAGGAACGGGCGGATACGCTGGATGACCCCGATCAGCTCGGAGCTGTAGGTCGGGGGGACCACGCCGATATTGTCGGTCGTGATGAGGTCGTCCAAGTCACGCAGCTGCGTATCGGAGAGGTGTTCGCCGGACTTCAGGCGAAGCACGGCAGAGAGCCAGTCGCCCATCTGGAGGACGGGCTTCTCCGGCTCCTTGGAGGGGATGACGATGTTGGTGCGCTCGCGCTCTTCGAGCTTCTTGGTCAGTTCGTCGACCTTCGCGTCGAAGCTCGTGGACATGGTCGCGATCTGCGCGGTGATGGGGCTGAAGTCCACCGAGGGCGGCGTGGCCGTCGCGGTTGACTCGCTTCCTTCGGGCACGATCAGTTCTCCTTCGTTCTTGTCTCGGACATAGGTGACCGAAGCCCTCTCGTAGTAGGGCTTGTAGGTGGTTGCGACGGCTTTCAGGCCGACACGGGTGAGTTCGGTGGTGCGCTGGTTGTCCCGATAGACGGTCACGCCCTTGCTGTCGTGCGGGTCGTACTCGATCGAGACGTGAGGGGTGACGCCATCGGAGGCGAGGGTCAGCGCCTCGTCTCCTCTCGGTGTCTTGGAGACACGGAAGGCCATGTACGCCCCATCGGATCGCTCTTCCAGGGAGATGCCCTTGCCTACGGGTGGGCCCTCATGACCCAGCCGCAGGACGACCTTCTTGGGATCGACATGGGCGAACGAGCCGCGCCTGAACGACTCCAGCCCGATCGGGGTGTCAACGACCATGTCCCACGGGGCGATAAGGGCCCCGAGCTCGCGCTGGTCGATGGAGCGGACCTCGAGCTCGCCGAGGGGCATCTCGGTGGTAACGACCTCGGCCAAGCCTCGTTCGCTGGCTGCCGGCTCGCCGATGTCCAGGGCCTTGGCAGCGGCCCCTACCTTGGAGCGGGCGCAGTCGCCGAACTCGGACTGGCTGAGTCTCGCCAGGGCGTTGCGGACGTGGTCCGCGTCGTACTCGCCAGCTGAGTTGCGGATGGGGAAGTGGCGCTTGGAACGAGGGGTTGTCCTGCCATCCTCGTCCTTCTCACCGTCCTCGACGCAGCCGAAGGCGGAATCGGGAAGATCGTTGATGTAGGCGGTGTCCCATTCGGCCAAAGCAAAAGACCTCCACTCCCGCACTTTTGGGACACGGTCCGTGCGGTGGGAGGTCCACGATGGCTTCGGGAGCAGAGGTACGGAGACCTACGGCCCGAGACGTATTCGGTTGAGGGTGAGTCTACGCTACGGCGTCAAGACTCGGATAGACCTTCTGGCACCTCGGACACTTGCCGATATACGAGCCGGTCTGGGAAAGGAGCTTGTTGCAGGGCTGAAGTCTCCCGTGGAGGACGCGGCGGCCGTCGCAGCGGACTTCTTCACGGGATCGCTGCTGGATGGGGAGGCTCGCCGGGATCGCTTGGGGAAGTGAGAGTGGAACCGGGGCGTTCTCGACGTCTCCGGGTTCGAGCCCTTCCTTGGCCCTGATCTCCTCGATCGTGAGTATGCCCTTGTCGACCGCGATGCCGTAGACGTCGTAGCGGGTCTTCACGTCAGCCCGGAGGAGAGCGTCGGTGTTGAAGCGGGAAACCGTTGCCCTTGTCAGGAGGTCGGACATGGACTGCTCGATCGGCTCCAGGTAGTCGGGCAACAGGCACGCCCGAACGAACTTGTCGAACTCCGAGGCGACGTTCTGGTAGGTGATCGAGGAGCCTTCCACAGCCGCCTCCAAGAGCGAGCCGGGGATGCCGAACATCCTCGCCACGTCGGAGTTCTGGTGGTTGCGGGCTTCGAGCATCTGGGCGCCCTGCGGGTTCCCGTCGACTTCCGTGACCGAGTCGATGCCGGGGTCGATGACCCGGGGCATGTTGTTCGGGACGGAGACCCAGTCGGCCTTGAACGCGGCGGCCTCGTCGTTCGAGAGAGGTACGGCCGACTTGACCAGGGTCGATGCCCTCCCTCCAGCGGCGAAGTAGTTGGCCGCCCATTCTTGGGATTCAACAGCTACCGAGATGGCGGCTCCGCAGACCTGGAGGGGACCAACTCCTCTCAATGAACCGGGCTCGAGCATGAAGGGGATCTGGATCATGTCCGCATTGGGCATCAAGCGTCCCCTCCAGCGGATGATCGGGTAACGGAGGTCCTTGACGTTCTCCTCCACGGAGACCTCGGCCGGGTTGACCGGGATGAGGGAAAGAGCAACGTCGTCACTGTCCCTCGCCGCGACCCACCACCACGCCTCTCCTCGAGACGCCATGCAGTAGGCGGTCATGCGGAAGAACTCCCGGGACGTGGTGAAGGGGTTGGGGCGGACGATCAGCCGCGGTCGGTCGGTATCGGGCAGCTCTGCGCCTTGCCGGAACGCTCGCAGGGTCAGGGAACCCGTGACGTTGGCGATCAGCGTGACTGCCCGGAAGATGGCCGGGACGCCGAGGGCTTCCCGGTGTCCCGCCACCCTCCACGGTCTCGGAGTCAAGCCCTGGACGGCCATAAGCTGTTCGGTCAGGCCGGGATGATCGACGAACGAGTCGATCGCCCGGACCTGGAGGACGGGCTGGAGCTCTCTCGCCGCAGGAGCGTTCTCCAGGGCGAGGAACTGCGCCACGCGGTCCCACAGGGCCATTACAGGACCCTCGGCGCGGCGGGCTTGGGCCCGGAGGCTAACCAGACCGCACGAATAGCAGCAAGAGAAGCGGTGATCGGATGCTCGGGCGAAGCCTTGACGGCCATCCACGCGCCCGACTCGTGGGGCTTGCGGGCGGTCCAGGCCAGATCCGCAGTAACAGCGTCAGCGACGTCCCACCGCAAGCGGCCGGCGTCGATGAGGCGCACGAAGTTCTCGGAGGCGTTGGCGAACTCTCGCCCGTTGATGGCCTTGGCGTCCTTGAGGTGCTTTGCCAGTTCCTTGTCGGTCCAGTCGTCAAAACCCTTCTTGGACACGCCGAGCTTCAACCCGAGTTGGCTGAGGTCCTTCCCGAGCTTGTCCACGTCGATGGGATCTCCATGAACCTCTGCAACCACCCGTAAGCCGATGGAGCCGTCCGTCTGCTGCCAGGCGATGACCCCGGAAGCCCGCTTGCCGGAGGGGTCCATGCTGATCCCGAGCATCGGGCGGAGGGCGTTCTCCAGGGTAGACTGACCCCTCGACCAGGCGACCTCCGAGACGAGGTGGGGTTGGGTGGAGATGACCCATCGACAGAGGTGCTCGGTCTCCCAAACGTCGGGCTTCGATGACTTGAGGGACTCCCAGAAGCCTTCAAGGGTCTCCATCTGGATCGTGATACCCAGAGCCGGATTGGCTTCCGCCCAGCCTTCGTGGTCATCCAGCGTCCGTTCGGGACTCGCCGACCATTCGAGGTAGGCGAGCTGCTCCGAGTCCATTCGCCTTCGGAGGTCGTTCAGGACGACCGAGTCCTCGTCTCCCGCATTGGAGAGGTAGACGATCTGCGGATTCCGCGATGCCGTCAGGGTTGGCTTGATGGCTGCGAGTAGGTCGAAGGACCGCTGCTCACGGACTTCATCGAGAAGTACCCGATCAACCCCATGCCCTCTCACCCCCGGTCTCGGGGCGACCAGGGTGTACTTGCCGCCGTTGGTGAAGCGGATGAGCTCCTGCCCGTTGGCGAAGCGGATCTCGACGACTTCGTCAGAGCCGTTCAGGAGCCTTGCCAGCTCGAGGAACGTCTCTCTCGGAAGGGCCCGGTTCTGGGCGGTGTGGAGGATCCGCTCTCCTCTCCGAAGGCACATCAGGATCAGGGGCATCAGCAGCTTCGTCTTGCCGTTCTGCCTCGCCACAACGATGACGACCTCGCGGTAGCGCCACTTCTTCCGGTCGAGAGCGGTGAGGTAGCGCGCCGCGACCTTCTGCCAGGGCATGAGCTTGATGCCGAGTTCCTTGGCTGCAGCACGGTACTCGGTCAGCAGGGAGCGAACCGGGATCGGCGGAGCGATGCGCGGCGTCGCATTCCCGTTCTCCACGCTTCGCGGGAGAGCGTCAGCCAGCGCCATCGTTCGGCTCGTTCCGGCTGTAGTCGCCGACTAGCGCGGGGGGAAGCGATTGGAGAGAGAGATTGGCGAGCGGCGCTGTCTTGGGCCCCGTGCCCCTAAAAAACCGCCCTCTCTCGCTGCGCCAGCGCGGGTTGTTGCGTCCGTTGTTGCACACCCCGCAGGCCGCTACGAGGTTGCTCTCGTCCCACTTCGCTCCGCCCTGACCGACCGGAACGACGTGATCCGCTTCGTTCGCCGTCTCCCGGCAACCGGGTCCCTGCCAGTGGCAGCGCCACAGGTCCCTCTTGAGGATGCGCAGCCTTGTTTCCTTCCACCTCCGAGTGGCCCGGAAGTCGTGCTTGCGCTGTACTCCGCCTCTCATACCGAGCCACGCACGCGGTAGGTCACGCTAGACCGTTCCTTGGACTGAGTAGTTCATGGTCACGGTGCCATCGCTGGCCGGGGCGAAGTCCAGAAGCGCGGTGGGTTGCAGGACCGCCAACCCAGCCGCCCCACTGGCCGGGAAGATGGCGTAGGGATAGGTGGACTGGAAGAGCATCCCGAGATCATCCAGCGTGGTCGTTATGTCACCGTTGGAGTCCGTGGCCAGGTTGACCGTGAACCGGTAGCCATCCACAGAGGTAATGGAGAGCAGCGAGTCGTTCGCGCCCGGATCAACCAACTCCACCCCGAAGAGACCGACGACAGAACCGGAGATGCCAGCGAACCAGGTGACCCCGTTGGTCTCGTCCACGGCAGCTGTCCAGGTGTTGTCCGTCCCGAGCGGCCCGACGGCGATGATGGACTCGTCGAGCAATCCCCACACGGCGATCGCCGTCTCCGATGGGAGCGTCCCGCCCCCGGTAGCGACACGAGCCTGCATCCCGAAGCCGACCAGCATGGGCTCCGTCGAGTCGAATTCCAAGATCGGGCAGATCATCCAGGCCAAGCCAGTGATCCTCGTCAAGACCGTCACTTGGAGGTAGTCGGTAGCCGGCGTCGAGGTATCGAGGATGCGCAGAACCAGCCCCAGCGACTTCCCCCCTCTCGTGTCCAGCACATCGGAGAACTGCGCCTCGGTGGCGGCGGTGGCGGAGAGGTCGATGGGGATGTAGGGTCTTCCCCACGTCGCGTAGGTGCCATCCGAGGTCAGGGAGTCGCCGGGGGAGCCTGTGGTGCCGTCGGTGTAGACGGAAGCCTTGCCCTTGGTGCCGTCGCCCTGCCCGCCCTGAACAGCGACAGCGGCACTGTCCACCGTTCCGCCGTCGCCCCACCCAGCCGCAAGTTGAGCATCCCCGCCCGCATTGGCGGCCGCTCCATCGTCAGCGGTGAGCGTCGCGGCCCCACCAACGCCCGCAGCTTGACTGGCCACCAGCGTCAGGTTCGCGCCGACACGACCGCCATCCGTTGCGGCGGCCATCGCCGGGTTGGTGTCCGTTCCGGGGTCATTCCCCTCTGCCAGCACTTCGGCGAGGGTGGGGATCGGAGCGACGTCTTCCGGCGCCCCGGCGAACGGTAATGGAGGCGTGAGGTCGGTCCCCGTGACCCTGGCATCGGCTACGGCGTAGAGCGTTGCCCCGCTCAGGTGACTCGCTGCGGTGGTACCGTCCTGACCTCTTTCCACGGCCCAGCGCGTCCGTTCTCCCGTCCACGGCCTGCGCTCGCTCCGGCGGACAAGAAGAGCATCTACCACCGAGTCGCGGTCGTAGCCGAAGAACGTGAGGATCTCGTCATCGAGGCGGAACCTCTGCCCCGGATCGAGGGCGGCGTCCGAGTCGACAACGATCTCCCGATCAGAGGCTGAAGCGTTCTCGGCGAGCGTCGTCATCGATCAGGAGACCCGGCCAGCCCGACGGGGAGGCAGACTGGCCGGGCGGGAGGGAGGAAGCGGGGACATTCGGTTCACTCGCCCGTGAGCCAGTCCTTGATTGCTGGCCATGCCCGCCGGGCGGCAGACAAGACGGCCGAGGCGAGGGGGATGCCGACGATGATGGCGAGCTTCTTCCAGTCTTCGGTGTTGCCGGGAACGAAGAGCACCACACCCGCAAGTGAGGGTGCGGCCGTCTCAATCACGTCCACGATGAACTTCCCGACGAAGAGACGCAGAGCTGACTTCTTGGAGACCGTGACGGACTTGACCTCGGGGACGGTGACAGTCATCAGAAGGCCCCCCGCAGATGGATGGCGGCCAGGGCCAGGACGGCCCAGGCGAGCCATGCCCTTCCCCGCGACTGGACGATCACGATGACCGCCACCACGGCTGCGAAGACGGCGAGGATGAGTCCGAGGTCCATGGGTCCTCCTAGACCGTTACGGTCGCCTGGACTGTCCCGTCCAGCGCGAGCGTGACTTCGTGGGTGACGTCTCCACCCGGGGGAGGAGGGCCCCACGCTGGGTTGGGGATGGTCTTGTCGGGCACCTTCACCAGGCCGCGGGTAGCTCGCTGCACTCCATCGCTGTAGGGCTTGGCCGTGCTGATCTCGACGATGTACTGGCCCGAGTGACCGTCCTGGAGGCCGAAGCAGGGCAGGTTCGCATCAGCTACCAGCGTGTCGATCGTGGAGCCGTCGAAGCCGATGACCGGCGTGCCCTTCTTGGCCGGGAGAAGCCTCGCTGCGATGGCCGGGAATGACCCTGCCGAGATGAACTTCACGCCGTTCTCCCAGCCTCGTCCCGAGAGGGCCTTGTACGAGTTGGAGGCGCAGAAGGCTTTGAGGTCGGTGAGGGAGATGGGCTCGCCGCCGTAGCCGTCCGGCCCGAGAGGATCGACCATCCAGGGACCGGGGCCGACTGCGATAGCGTGATAGAAACTTGATCCTGATTGCCAGCGACGGTACCCAGCAGGAAGGGTTGCGTACCAGCCCGCGACAGCGACGTACTGCCCGGCAGCGAGCTCTCCGGCGATGTAGTCCCACGTCCCGCCGAAAGCTCGGGTCGTGTCCGCGATGTGTCCGTAGCGGACCTTCCAGCCGAGGGCGAGGGCGCCGTAGTTCGCTCCTGCGGTGTCGGATCCTCCGCCGTCCTCCCGAAGACCCTCGCGTTCTCCGGGTGTGCTCGGGTACTGCCCTCCTGACGAGGCGATGGCGACGTTGAGTCCAGTCGCCCACACGCACTCGACATAGGGCGCGTTGTCACTGGTTTCCCCGATCGTCCGGAACGGCCAGGCCACATCAGGAGACCCGCAACCGCCGCTGGCCCTTGAGCGGCAGCGTGTACTCGACCCAGCGCATCTCGCTGGGCGACCACTTCCAGACCGTGTCGCGCGCCGTGCGCCAGAGCTGGTTCACGTCTCGACCTCGAAGACGATGCGCGCGCGCCAGACCTCGGTCTTCAGCCGACCGACCGCACGATAGGCGTCGGCCTTGCGCGAGTAGCCCTCACCCTGGGCTACGATCTCGTTATTGGCCGCCTTGAGATGCCAGTACCACAGGCCGTCAGTGCCCTGTTTGACCTCGAACCTCATCAGCGCACCCGCTTCCGGCTGAACCCGAGCCGGTGGTTCTTAGCCTTGGCGTTTCTCTGGACGTGATAGAGGGACCAGCCCCGCTTGGTGTCGGGATCGGGCTCGGGCTCGCGGAGGTCGCTCACGTTACCCGGTCCACCTGGAGGCCAAGCGTTGCCCTCGGGGTCCTCGCCTCGCCAGCCCCTAGACACGCTTGATGTCGGCCAGGCGACGGATGAGGGTCAGGCATTCGGCGCACCAGCGGGTCCCGTCCCAGGTCTCGAAGGTCCGTTTCTTGGGCTCGCGGCACTCGACGCAGCGCACAGCGGGGCCAGCGTCTACGCTCACGAGGCGAAGTGTGCGGTTCCCTGTCCCGGTGTCAAAGGCTCAACTAGCCAATAGTCGGCCTATCGACTTACGCTGAGACTACTTGGAACCACCCCGAAACACGCTCAATCACCCGTGAAGGCAGGGACGTGAAATCGGCCCAAACGCGCGGTCGGATAACTTCTAACTCTGAGCCTCTGCTCGACTTCCCTCCGCGTCTTTCCCACGAACGTCCGGCGTTTCCGGGATCCGGCGACGACGCCGAGCTCGAGCAGGCCGACCCACCGCCCGTCCCTTCGGCGGTAGAGGCTCCCCGTCCCCTTCGTCCTCCGCACGGCCCGAAGGGTAGCGGGTTCGGTTGAGGATGAACTCGTGCAGAGCATCGGCCGGGACGAGCTTCTTGCGCCCGAAGGACACCGTGGGGACCTGGCCCGAGCTGATGAGTCTTCGTGCTTTGTCGACCCCGACGTGGAGCCGCTGGGCGAGTTCGTCGGCATCGAGAAGTTCGGTCACTTCGCCGCTTTCTTGCCGGTCGTGGTAAGGGGACAGGTGAATCGGTGGAAGCCGTAGACCCCGCAGGCCGGGCACACCTCGGGCTTCTCGCGCTTGGTCGGGAGGTCTTCGATGGGGATGGGGGACCAGCCCTTGGAGGTCTTCACGGCCGACGGTCTCTCGGCCAAGTGGCCCACAGGACCAGCCCGATCCAAATCGCGGCCAAGGCCATGCCGAAGTACCCAACCCGATCATGCGTCGTGGCAGCGAGCGTGAAAGACACCGCGAAGAAGAGGACACCCCATCCGATGCCCAGAACGGCTAGGACCCAATCGCTTGTCGGTCCAGCACCCTTGCGAGGCGATCCAGGCAGCACCCTTACAAGGCGGTTCAGGATCGGGAACATCAGGCCGCGGGCGATCTCGTGGACCCATAGGTCGTGCCAAGCGACCCAGAAGCGCAGGTATTCGGCCCGAGGTCGCCGCCGATAGCGGTAGCTGAGATCGACCGGGCCGACCTCATGGAGAACCCACGGTCCCGTATACCGGCGCTGCCAGCGAGCAGCCCGTTCCTTCACGGACACTCGATGATGGATCGGTTCGCTCACTCGTCCAGCCCGAACCCTGTCTCGCGCTCGTAGGCCATGCGGCGGGTGGCGTAGTCGGCCACGTTCGTCCGAGACTGACGGGCCTGTGCTTGTCTCCACGCCTCGGCGACATTCCCCCCGCTGCCAACACCAGAGGAACCGATGAAGTAGCCGACCGGCTCTTCCAGCGTGCTTGATGCTTGCATTCCGCGGTCCCACCGCTCCTCCGCGCGCTGCCAGAGAGAGCGGAGGAGGAAGCCGGCGAGGAAGGCGAGGGCGAGCTTCACAGGACTTTCAGACCGAGGGGCGGCCGGATCATTCGCGTCTCCGGTGGATCGTGCTCGTCGCAGTGGTAGAGCATCGAGCCGTCAGCGAGAACGGCGTCGAAGACCCAGCGATGCGCGTGATAGAGGGAGGTCATCGTCGCCACGACGCCCTGACTGTGCCGCCAGCACCCGCCCGCGCTGCTCGTCTGCCGACAGTCATCGCAATCGGCCATCACCGGGCTCACGGCTCCGGGTCTCCCGAAGCGGAGCCACCGGCAGACGTTGACCCGCTTTCGCCCGGCTGACCCCGCTGAGGTTCAAGCGCCAAGAGAACATCACGGCGGAACCACCGTTCTTCCCGAACCGCTTCAGCGGCGATGCGCTCGCGCTCGGAGGCGGCGGCGTCAAGGTCCGTGAGCAACCCGAGACACCAGAGGTAAGCGGCCTTCGCACCGGCATCGAACCGCAGGCGAGGTTCCCCATCCGGCAGGAGTGCAAGCTCGGCTTCGATCCCGTGTCGCAGCGCGGAGACAGCCCCTACCGTCCCATCGAAGGTCACGGATGCGCCCTCGGAGGCGAGCGCAGCAAGAACCACAGCACCACAGGCGAGGCTGCAATGCAGCGGGCCGTGGATGCCGCTCGTCTCGTGATCCTGAAGGACCGAGGCCAATACCTCTTCGTCGCGCTGAGTCACGAAAGCCTGCTCACTCGCCAAGTACACGGATCGTGATGACAGATGCCACAGGGCGCACCTATCTCGAACTCGTCAAGCACAGCTTGGATGTCAGCCGGACCGAAGCTAGCGAACCAGCCGCCCACCTCGATGACAGTCATGGGGTCGCCCAGTTCTGCTCCTGGGCGCTGATTGGGGCGTACACGGCTGAGCGAGGCCATCATGCGATCCATCTGGCGGTTGGCCGCTTCTGAAGAATCGAGCGCCTTCACCGCGTCGCGCGGCTCCTGGGGGTTGGGGGTCATCGGTGTCGCCCCTCGCCCTTGCAGCAGCCGCAGTAGTGGGCCTTCACGCCCCGACGCGGGTAGACCAAGCCGGACCCATCGCAGAGCGTGCAAAGACCACCCTCGAACATCGCATTGCAGACGCGCTTCACGTCTCCTCCTGTGGCTCTACGGGTTCGGAGTTGGGGTCCGACTCGGCAGCGGCGAGAGGCTGTTCTGAGGCTTCGCACGGATACGGTTGTCCGCACGTCTTGCACAGTCCCGACACGACGAACCAATCGCCATGGGCCGCGCTGGTTCGCATCCGCTCGGCCCGGTTGGGGTCACCCCATAGGTCGGGTCGCTTCCTCTTCGGGCCGCCCTCGAACATCTCTCTGAGCGGCGTGACGGTGCCGCGCTCTACCTTCTCCTTCTTCTCCTCGGCAGCGGCGAGAGCGGCGCGGAGAGGGTGCGTGGCTTCCCACACGGCCTTGGAGGCGTAGAACCAGCGTTCCCGGTCGGGCTTGCCCCTGTCGGCGTGGGTACCGCCTGCGAGGTTCAGTTCCTCGGCGGCTGCGAGTAATGGTTTCGCCGCTTCCCTGACCGCTTCCAGCCGCTCGACTATTTTGGAGACGGTCCCAAGTAGGTTCTCGGCCCGCTCGGCCCGCTCGTTCGCAGCCCACTTGAACCGCTCCTGCTGGTCGCGTTCGAGTTGGAGCCGCTCCACTTCATCAGCGAGGGCGGCGAAGTCGGTGTCGCGGACGGCTGAGCCGTAGTCTTCGGCGGCTCCCTCGTCCTCAGTCCTGAGCCAGTCAACCTGTCGGCTAGCCAGCCCGCGGAGTCGAGCGGCGGCGTCAGCCATCACTGGACCCTTCGGAACTTCGCGGCGAGAGCAAGAAGGGCGGCCGTGGGCGTGTCTGCGACGACGGCTTGCACCATGAACTTCCCGTCGTTGGCCGAGGCTCGCCATCCAGCCAACCCGTGGCCGTCGTCGGTCCATTCCCGATTGACGTTGTGGAGATGCCACCCTTGCGGCAGGGCTGCCTCCGCCTCCGCCCATGCCTCATCCAAGGTGACCGTCTGAACTGGGGCGGCGTCAGCCATCGGTGGGGTCCTCCAGGTGGGCGAGGAGATGGTCGCTCGGCTCCGCGCAAGCTCCGCAAGGACCGGGGCTCGCTAGGCCGTGGCAGTCACCGTTGCACTTCGACGGCGGATGTTCGGCCCGATAGGCCTCCACCACATCGATCAGACGCGGGAGGGCGTTGACAGCCGCCGCAATCAGCCGGGCATCCTGCTCGGTGAAGGTCTGCGCCACGTCACGCTTCCGCATCCCGGCTCCGACGTAAACGTGCCAGCCATCCGGTCGCAACTTTCCCGGCGTGCCCTCGGCCAGTAGACGGCGCAGGTGGGCGATCACGCGACTTCCTCCAGTTTCTCGGGATGGTCTCTACCCCATCGATCGATCTCCTCATCGGTCGCATAGCTCACGCACTCGCTGTCACCTGCGGGGTTGTAGTCGGGATGCTCCCGGCGCTTGAGCTCGCAGCGAGCCTCGATGACCTTGCCTAGTACGTCCTCAAGTCTGTCCGTTGCGTGCCAAGTCGTCGAGAGGCCGAAGGGTCGGTTGGCTTCGCGCAGGGCGTCAAGACGCGGAATCAGACACTCCCGCAGAACCGCCATATCCAGCATGGTCAGATGGACCGATTGGGTCAGCTTGCGTCGCTTCACCATCGAACAGTTACCTCCACGACTCCCCGCGACAGCGGCGCGAGCTTCGAGAAGGGCAGGGCGTACAGATCGATCACTCGGCCCCGGCAGGCGCAGAAGTCGATCAGGGTCACCCGGACGCAAGTTTGTGCAATCTTGCGGTCACAAACCGTCACCACCCTGCCGCGCCAGCCAACCGTGCGTAATGCAGGCCCAGCCGCAGCGTAGAAACCGCTCGGATAGTCCCGCGTGCAGACGGAGCCGCAGTACCAGGTGGCGATACCCCAGATCGAGTGGGCAGGGCCACTCCGGGAAGCGACCCTGCCCGAAGGTGACGCCGTAGCCGGGTGCAGCGGGCGGCGTCAGCCATTGGTGTCACCGTCGGCCTCTCCGAGGGAGACTCCAACGGTGGGGTCCTCCAGGGCGGCGAGGGCGCGGCTCGCTGCGACTTCGATTCGGCGCTGGGCTTCCTCGGACCGGCTCGTCGGGGTCGTTCGGGCGATGTCCTTGATGCGCTCCAGCGCCTCCACCACGTCGAGCAGACGCGGGAGGGCGTTCACGGCTTCTTGTGCGAGGACCGCATCTGCCACGGGCAAGCAATCCAGCATCAAGGCCGACCACGCTGGTTCAGGCATCGTTCCCTCGGCCAGTAGACGGCGCAGCTCGGCGATCATCAGTTCACCGGCCACCAGTCGAAGTCGAAGGGCTCAACGGGCTTGCCCGCATCGAACCGGCGGACGAACTGAATGGCCTTCCAGGGGAGCTTCCAGTTGTAATCGGTCCCCACGACGCGGTAACCGCCGGGGATGACTTGGGGATCTTCCAGTCCAGCGTCTCGAGTCAGTGCCCGTGCGACTGGACACGCCCACACGGGGTCATCCTCGGTCGATGCCTCTCGGGCCGCCAAGCCCGCTGCGATGTCGTCGCTCGTAACGTGAACGTGCAGGACAGTCGAAGATCGAGGCATCCAAGGAACAGGCTTGGGGAATCGGCGCTTACCAACTGACGCGGACATCGATTACTCCTCGGCTCAAGGGAGCCAGCTTCGAGAACGGGACCGAGTAGAGGTCGATCAACCGGCCTCGGCACGCGCACCAGTCGATCAGGATCACCCGGACGCAGGAACCGGCGCAGACCGTCACGGTGCGTCCTCTCCAGTAACCCACCCGAAGAGCATGACCGGCCGCCGCGTAGTACCCGCTCGGATAGCCCCGCGTGCAGACCTTTCCGCAGTACCAAGAAGCCGACCCAAAGAGGGAATGGGTGAGACCCGACCGGGATCGAGTCCCACCCGAAGGTGACGCCGTAGCCGGGTGCAGCGGCGTCTCGACGGTCGGCGCGGGCGATGGGGTCGGAGCGATCGTCTGTCTCTCGACAGGCTCCTGCCATCTGGACCCGCTGGGAACGGCCGTCGGGGGAACCGTGGATGGCGCCAAGGAAGGCGATAGGAGCGCCTCCCGAATGACCCTAGGACCCACGGCTCCCCGGACAGTCGGGGACACCACGATCCCCACGATGAGGGCGGCGATGACAGCGACCACGACGAAAGCGGGCCGGAACCCCAGGATGCCCCAGGGCTCCGGCTCGCTGTACGGCTTGGGCCGGGGGCGGGCCTTGATGGTCCATTGGGTGACGCGGACGAGGCGGCTCATGCAGATAGCCCCATCTCGGCTTGGGACTGGGCGAGTTCGGGAGCCTCGTCACCCCACACGTCCCAGCCGTAACGGCGACGGCGGGCGAACAACTCGAGGTAGGGGCCGGGACTAACCCGCTCGACGATCTCGTAGAAGCGGTCAGGCTTGACCGAGTGCTCCCGGCGGGATGCCGCGAAGTGATTACTGACCCGGATCTCGGGCGGGATCGGAAGCTGGCCCCGGATGCCGAAGAGAACGTGTTCGGTGTCGCCCCGGAAGTACCAGCCCATCCCCGGCGCGCCGAGCTTGTGCCACGTCAGCATCGTGGCGTAGCGGAAGCCCCAGGCAGCCATGATGTCGCGTGGGCCGAGCGCGTCCCCAGCCTCTTGGAACAGGCGTGGATTCGTCACCCAGAGGTAGAGATGAGCGTCTTCGGAGGCCATGTCTGCGATCGGCAGGGCCGCGATGTCCGCGTTGCTCATGACGGGGTAGTTGTCGGCGGCCGCCCGCTTGCCCCCGAGCCCGCCTGCCCGCTCATAAAACCACGGCGGATCGGCCACGATCGTCCGGTATCTCACCGGAGCGTCCTCTCAATGAGGCCCGAGTCCAGGTCGGAGGGCCGCCAGATCGCAGCCTCGACCCCCTCACATCTGCCGAGGTCGAACATCCACTCGGCCTGCGCTTGGGTGAGCTTCCCGGCCTCGCGCTTGAGCTCCACCATGAGCAGGCGGGGAGGACGGCATAGCACGAGATCGGGGAAGCCGGCCGGGGAATGCACCGAGGTCCAGGAGTGGAAAAGACGCCACCTGAACAGGCGGGCAATGTCCTGAACGGCCCGGGAGAGGTCGGCTTCGCTCATGGGGCGCACGGCGGCGGCGAGGCTCACGCCGCACCTCCGCAGGAGCACGGAACCCAGTGCCCGCAAGCGGCCGAATCGAGCTTGTCTGTAGCCTCGGCGATGTCGGCGGCCTCAAGGAGGGCATGGCCGATGAGTCGGGCATCCTCGGCGAGCAGGGTCACGTCATCCGGCTCGTTGTCGCGCATCCGGCCGGCGATCCAGAGGCGCACCATCGTCGGGTAGTAGCGGTTCCCGAACGACGGGAGTTCTACTCCGGTCTTCGTCACGGGCTGCTCACCGTGAACCTCGATGAGGGCGGGATCGACCAGGCCATCCGTCTTCACGGAATGGACGAGCTTGTCCTTCCACTGCCAGACGTCGCTCACGCCGTCTCCCCGCGCAACTCGACACGCCGAAGGTGGGCCGCGATCCGTTCCTTGGCTTCCTTCTCGTTCTTGACCTTCAGCCGTTCCTCATCCGCTTCAGAGAGGAAGGCGGCTCGCACGTCTCTCTGGTAGCGCAGCTCCGGCGAAGCCTCCGTTGAAGGGGTAGGGGTAGACCTTGGATTCGGACTGGACGGGACTGGACTGGACGGGGTGCTCGTACTCACGGTGGGAGTACGGCCGTTGTCACGCCCGGACTCCGCCCGTGACAGTGCCTCGGCTTCACGCCGTTTCCGCTGACGCTCGGCCTCGGCAGCTCGACGTGCAAGGACCGTCGCCTTGCTCTCGTTGAAGTGCAGGAAGTCATGGACGAGATAGCCGTCCGGGGTGCGCTCCAACAGCCCAGCGACAACCAGCGCATCGGCCAGTCTTACCGTTCCACCGAGGCGCTTGATCTGCTCGAGCGGAACGTGTCCGTCAGTCAGTCGCCGGTTGCACCAGCTGATCGCCACGGACCACAGCCCGACTCCGGCCAGCCGGTTCCGCCCGAGCTTGTTCAGCTTCGGGTGGTCGTAGAGCGAGTCGTCCAGTTTCCCCCAGGGCATCAGCTCGCCCTCGCCAACGGGGTTGACTCCCAGACTTCCCGGGCGTTTCTGTGGAGAACAGAAGCGTTATGCCGTGACACGGCGAGGGTTATCCCCTCGTCTCCACGCTTGGGGTCGACCACGATCCTGCCTCCGCAGGCGCACTCCCCGACCAAGAGGCCGTTCGCGCGGACCTTGACCCCGGAGTTGCGGAGGCCGCTCATCAGTTCAGCCTCATCCACCGTCACGCCCGCCCGTGCGGGTCAGCGAGGTCGTAGAGGACCCCGTCCTTGTAGCGGGCGATGAACAGTCCTTCCGGAAGGAAGCGGCCCGCGCCGGGACGTACCGGAGCTGAGCCGGACAGGTCAACGGCTCGGTGGTCCGGCGGCGTGGCAACGCGGGCCTCTGTCTCGGGCTCCCAAAGAAGCTCTTCCTCGATGCGACGTTCCAGCTTCGCGCGGGCTAGCTCAGGAGTAATTCCTCCGGCCGTCATCCAACTGCGCTGACCATTGCGATACTCGATGTCGATCTGTGCTCGGTACAACATCGTCCGGCTCGGCCCGATCCACTGAGGTTCCGTCGAAACCCGAATCTCGCCGACAGCCCGGGCGACGATGCCGCCGCTCACGCTGCGTCCCAGATAGAGGGCGCGGTGACGTGCGCCTCGGCCCGCTTCATCTCCTCCAACGTCTTCCGAAGCGCTCGGTTCCCCTGGTAAATGGAGGCGAGGCGTCTGCGGCGGGCCTCGATGTAGCGGGCCAACTCGTTCGCGTCGTGCGCTAGGTGGAGGCCATCCTTGTCGGCCACGACAGGGACGCCCCGGAGCCGCAGTTCTTCTATGAGGGCCTCGATCACCCGGCGAGGTTCATGGGTCCACTCGGCCAGCGAGCGGATAGTCATGCCGCTCGCCCAGATGCTTTCGTTCGCCTCTAGCGCGGCGAGGACGCGCTGCTCGGTGGTCACCCCTCATACCCCACGAGACGGCGCGGGATCACGGGGCGATCTCACGAGGAAGCTTCTCTTCGGCTACACAGATCGTGTCGTTGTGGGCCGCACCGTGGGCCACGAGCAGAATTTCACGGATGGCATAGCCGCGCGTGGTCCCGAACCCGGCGCTGTTCCAACCGAAGGACAGAGCAATCCCACCAGGCATGAGAAGGCGATCCAGTTCGTCACGCACCACCCGGTAGAGATGCGCATTCTGTGTGGTCTCGGACATGACCTGGATCGGGCCGATGGATTGGTAGACCTCAACGATCTGTCGCGGGGAATAGGGCGGATCGAAAAGGACGAGTTTCACGGATTTCGCGGGGAGTGATTTACAGAAGGCCAGGGCGTCCATATGGGAGTCCGCATTCGTATCGGGCGAGAGATCATTGCGATACGTAGCTCTCATCGAGTTCCGCGCAAAAGGGTCTACCGAAGGATCAGCCCACCAGCGGTCAATGAACGCGGAGATCGGGGCTATGTTGAATGTCGCGTAACTCGGCATGGCCCAGGCGCGCGAGATCGGGTAGTCGGGCCGCACCGCGCTCACGTCGCCCATCCCTCTCAGCCCCTCCGCTCAGGCCACGCCAGCGGGATACCAACGGGCGAGGTATTCAAGGAGGAGCGGGCGGGCTTCCTTGCCGTGCTCGGTCGCCCAGCGGTGGCACCACGGATCGAGCAACACGCCGTTGTCCTCGGTCGAACGGCTCTTCATGGAGGTGGCGTGGCTCGCCCTGACGTGGTGAAGCTCGAGACCTAGGAATGGGGCCGGGTAAGAAGGGTGAACCGGCCATCCGAGAATGCCGCCGACGCATCCACGGTCGCGCGCCCGGATGCCTTCTCTGACCTTCGGCGGCCACACCGTCCCGCGCGACGGCTTCAGCGGGGCGTAGCGCCTCACGCGGCAGCCTTGAAGGGAGCCGTCCAACCCTTGCCGTTCTTGCCGGCGGTGCAGTCGCGTTCTTTGCAGGACCAGAAGGCGTCGAACGGGTTGCCCGCCTTCGAGGTTCCGGCCGGAACGAACTTCGAGTTGTGATGGACCGGGCACACGGGCGGCTGGTTCTTCGAGCCGATGGGCGGGAACACCACTTGGGTTGGTTCCGGGGCGCTGAGAGGCTCTACGGCCTCCACGGGGGCTTCCTCGGGCCACGGGATCTCATCTCGTTGCCTGAAGGCGACGTCGTCTGCCGTGGGTTCCTTGCCGAAGATCTCCGCGGCCGCCTGGACGACGGACTTCTGGGTGTCCACCGAGACCATGGCTCCTTCAGGAATGGTGATCCGGATGACGATGTCCCTCACGCTGCCTGTACCTCCTTCACGAGCAGAGCCCGTCCGTTGACCCACTTGTGCAATGCCCGACAGGCCAGGAACGCCGCCCACTCCTCTTCCCCGACGTGGTACTCGACCAGCTGCGCCCCTTCGGGCCTGACGTGGAGGACACCGAAGCGATCCACTTTCGGGACGCGGTACTTCTTGGGATCCCCCGGCCTTCCGCTCCACTCAGCCCCGTTGAGGCCGGCGAGCTGCAGGGCGGTCTCGGCGTAGACGTTCCGGCCGGTCTTCGTATCGACGAGCCAGCGTTCCCCACCGAGCTCGATCACCGCATCGCCGGTTCCCCCGTACTCGTGCGTGGCGCTGTAGACCATGAACTCGGCCGCGATGTACTTGGGCTTGGCACGCTTTTCCCAGGCCATGTAGGCGTTGATGAAGGGAGCCTCTTCGGGGGTCACGGTGACTTCCTGCTTCCGGGCGATGGCCTCGGCGAGGACGTGGACGCGCGAACCCAAGTCAGCCGAGACGTCCCTCTGGTAGTCCGGGATGTTCTTGAGCCACGCGATCGCGGCGATCTCGCCGCCCTCGGCGAGCATCTGCTGGATCATCGGGAGGTTCCGCACCGCGCTCGCGGCTGTTTCGCGTTTGGCCCAGCCGATGAGCGGCCCGGACTTGTCGAGCATCTTGATCACGCTCGTGACCCCGGGAACCTTCGGTCCGCCTTCCCACTGATAGAAGTGCTTGGCGTCGCGCGTCAGGCCCTGCGTGGCGACCGGAGCGACGGCGACCGCGCTCACAACGGACTCGCCAGGAACACAGCGATCCCGATGAGCGCGAGGACGATGATTGCCCCCGCGATGGCATCCCAGGCTTCGAGCCAGTGGGCGTTTTGTCCTTCGATGGTGAGGCGGCGCACGGCTTGCGGGCGGCGAGTGGTCACAGTAATTCCAGCCAGTCGCAGACGGCATCGTCGGACCAGTCATGTTCGTCATAGAGGTGGAACGCGATACCCAAGTTGGTTGCGGCGTGCCCCCTGTCTGCAGGGCACTTGACCATCTCGACGGGAATACCGAACCGCTCGCAGAGCCAGTCGTAAGCCCCCGGCGATCCATCCTCGAATTCATCACCGCCGCCACCGAGATAGGCGGCACGAAGGACGCACGCTTTCCGTCCTGAACCCCAGCCGAAGTCAGTTCGTTCCGGCGCCATCAGCCGGCCCAACCTCACAGCCTCGCGGAAGGTGATGGGCGTCACCGTCTCGATGGGCTGGGTCTGGACTTCGATCACCTCTACCAGCCTTTCGTTACGTCGGGTTCGTCCCGGTCAAGGAAGCGCAGAGCAGTTCTCCAAGCCCGGCGCAAGCGGGCGCGCAGCGAGTCGGGGAGAGCGGATTGGAAGAGCCAGAGGTAGAACCTCACGGGTAGGTCACCTTCGCCGGGAGCTGTCCCGCTCGGGCCTTGCGAACCCATTCCGGGATGTAGGTGGCCGGGCGCGGCTCAATCCGGGAGGGATCGGTCGGCGGCTCTTCTCTCCGGCCTTTAGCCACCGATGGACCGCGCGCGTTGAGACGAGACAGCAAGCTCATGCCACGTCCCTTCCGTTGAAGAGGGTGGCCGGGGCGGGACGCGGTCCCTTGATGCCGAACTGGCGCCTCCACTTGTTGACCGTCGTCCGGCTCACGTCGAGGGCGATGCCGATCTCTCGGTCCGAGTAGCCGCGCTCCAGGAACAGCTCGCGGAGGACTTCCTCCACCTCCCGCCCGGTGCGCAGCGTCACCAGCTCTTGCGTAGGCGACTTGTCAACCATGCCACGGAGCCTACACTTGTGCTAGTGCGATGTCAACACTCAATCTTTGGGCGAGTTCCGACCACGACTGGCGCAAGGAGGTCGCGGCTGCGATCGTCTCGGTAAGTCGCTCGAGGACGGACTCGATGGTCATCGCTGGTTCCCCGTTCGGTTACGCCCGTCCCGGTTCGGGCGAAGGATCGTCGCGGAGGACTGTGCCACCTAGGACTGCACGGAGGCTTCACTGATGGACTCCACCACGCTCCTGCTCGTCGCCATCTTCTACGTCCTTGAAGTCGGGGTGGCGGCGTTCATAGCCCAAGCCAGAGGACGGGCCATCGGGGATGCCGTGATCCTGGCCCTGTTCCTCGGGCCCTTGGGCTTGCTCATCGTGGCCTTCCAGACGGACGTGAAGCGGCCCTCTAGCTAGACGCCAGACGGATGACGAGGTTGACCAGGACCGCGACCCCGGCCGCCACGACTCCGACGATGATCCCGATCTGCCATTGCGCGCGGGCGACGCGGCGCTCCGACTGGCGCGTCTCCTCGGCGGCGGTGATCAGCTGCAGGCGTTCCCGCTCCACGCGAACGAGGGCGGCGTCCTCGAGCTGATCGAGACGGTGGGCGAGAGCTGATATCTCCTCCTTCGTGGAGAAGCGCGCTTCCCGGTCGGTCATTGACGCGCGCCATTCGTTGGAGTCGGCCTTGTTCGAGCGGGCCAACTCGGCCGAGGTGTCGATGGCCTTCTGGCTGAACTCGTGCTCGCGCTCGTGGGCCTTCTCGTGGGCCTCGTGGAGTTCGCCGTGGGCGGAGAGCCGCGCCTCGATGTACTCACGCAGCGAGACCCGCGTATTCTGCTCGGGCGAATGGCCTGAGGAGGAGCGGCCGGAAGCCATCATCAGGGCGTCGGTCCGGGGAGCCGTCAGGCGA